AGAACGTCGTAGAAGTGGTCGGAGAGAACGAATAGTCTCACCCATGTTCACTCTATAGCGATCCATCTTGAGAGAGGGAGAATCACCAATATGAGCTTCAACACCTTCAAACTCCTCAGAACTTTGGGGAGCCCAGAGCGATGAATATTGCACTGGTGTGATGGGGTTGGCGAACTCGAGGTTTTCTGCAGCACGAACAAACACCATCATGGTGACAGGAGCTACGGTTACAGGTGCAGTCAGACGCGTAAGTGTCTTGACCGAAATCATACCGTTACTCTCTGTGTCATCAAGAGTGAGTGCAGGCGTTGGAGAAGTTGTCCAGGGCACGTTAGAAGCACCAAAACTTGTGTTGATCTGTAGCCAAGCGAGTGCCTGTTGATAAGGCACGCGAACATCAACTTCAGTATCAGCACCAAGATCCACAATAGTGTTAAAGACTCCTGAACCCGTGTCTCCTACTGTTTGAATAGTGGTAGCAACGGGATCATACGATATACGTACACGACCCTTGTGGAAGGGAGAAGCCACAAACTTAAAAGTAAATATGATATCTCCTCTCCAATGTTTAAACAATGCAGCAACATAGGCCATAGGTGTGAAGTAGATTTTGGCAATAGTGCCAGCTTCTCTATCAATCATAAACGGCGTAATGCGCGATGTGAACAAGGGTGTGTCAACCAATGTGGAGACGTTCCACGTAGAGGAACACAAGTAAGATTGTTTCTTACAGATGTACTCAATCGAAAGTTCGTCTTCAGCAGGGAGCCCTACAATTTGAGGGTCAATGGAAAGTTCATTTTTACTGTCAATAGTCAAAGATTCCACAGGGTAACCTATCTCCGGCGATGCCAAACGAGGCAAGGGGGAAGGACGTACCGATGTGGTGGGACGAAGATTCGGAACATTAGTGTAACCAAAGAGCTTCGCAATACCAGAGACAGCATTGGCACCCATCTCAGTAGCAGTCGCAAAGCGACCTATGAGAGGGATGCCGGTGAGCAGAGAAGCATAACGAGCGACAGTACTAGCAGGTCCCGAAATGGGCCCCGGACTATCGTACTCATCAGCACTCTGCATCGACAAATTAAGAGTTGGTCCGGACAAAGTAACATTCTCTGCCCAAGCATAAACTTGTACAGAAATACTACCCGAACCAGCTCCATTGGCACTAACCAACTGCGTGAAATTGTGGATATGCATCTTCCCCATATTGGTGAAATCTGCAGCCACTGAAACTCGCAGCCAGTTCTTTGGCCAGAAAAATGGGAGGGTCATCTCACCACCCTCGGAGTGTTGTGGAGAAATCCACATATGTGGACGCTGTGAATACGGAATAAAATACCGTGTAGCAGCATCATTAACAATCGTCGAGGGAGTGAAGACAGGGAGTGGTTGATAGCTGACGAGAGCGGCACCATAATAAAATGGTGTAGCATTGACAACTACTTTCACTTTGAGATCACATCTGATGAAAGCATAGTTATTGAGCTTGTACTTGATTCGAGAATCCGAGAAAAATAAATTCCAAGGATCAAAAGAAGACAAGAGACCAGGCGAAACAGCATCACTCCATGTGATGTCAGCAATTCGTACAGGACGAGCCAAGAAATTGGACAAGTCTGCGCTAGTAATACTGTCATCCATGAGGTAATCATCAGGTGTTGTGGAATGACCCACAGAAACACCCGGAAGTTGGTCAATAAATTGGGTGGTTT